ACCGAGCACGACAACCTGACAGAAGGAGCGATGATTCAGTTTCAAGACGTTCTTTTCCAGATACTCCTGATAGTCCCTTGAAGAAGCATCCTGATTCAGAAGTACATCATCCTTGTACACCTCAAAGATCGCTGGACGCATTCCACGCCGAACGATGTACTCTGAACCACCAACATTGAATTTCACTTCAACAACGCAGTTCTTTCCGTTGATAGAATTGATCAACTGTGGTTTGTTGATTTTGCGAAATGGCTTGTTGTAGAGCGCGAAACATAGCGCATCAAGGATGGTGGATTTACCAGCACCATTCATACCAACGATGAGAGTCGATCGGTGGCGATCTAGCTGAATTTCGGTTGGATGATTTCCAGTTGACAGAAAGTTCTGCCAACTGACAGATTTGAAGTGGATCAACTAGATTTTCCTAGAAAGGGACCATGTTCCTTGATATAAGAAACAACTGCATCCATCAATTCGTTGCCAATCGCACTATGCGATTCAGATCTAATATCAATGGAGTTTGCATTGTATTCCTGAAGGAATTCCAAAGTCAGACTCAAAGTGAAATTCAAATGTAACTTCGGTTGGTAAGTTACTTCATTCACAGTAAATTCGTGAGATTTGATTTCAATCGTCATTGTGTCGTCGAATCCATTGTTAGTGCCTCATTATACAGAGATGTCAACAAAGCATCAAGCTCTGCCGCCTGCGAGGCATTATCGTTTACATACGATGAAGCAAATTTGCGCATGATAGTGAGTGTATCTTCAGCTTCACTAATGATGCTATCGGCGTCTTCGAAATCAAGTGTCAGTCGATCATCAATAACCTTGAGATCTACAACACCGAGTTTCTCAATTCGTTCAACAAGAAGATCGAACCAATATGGATTGGTCTTATTATGCACGACCAACTTCACATAACAATCCTTTACATGATCAATCGGCATGTTCAGGATGTCATCCAGCGTGAAATTGGAATCGTTGTAGACAATCTTGTGGAACAAATTGAACGGGTTCTTTACGAACGTCAACTCGCGCGTATCAGTATCGAACACATGGAAGCCGCGAGGATCGTCGTAGTCTGACCAAGTCATCTCATATGGAGCACCGAGATAATTGATGTTACCACGAGTTGATTTGTGATGGAAGTGACCAGAACAGACAACTTCAAAACGCGAGAAGATGTCAGGAGAGTAGCCATGTTCAGTTGGCGAACCCTTGTACATCTCGAAACCAGCAACCTCCAGGTGACCGAACAAGCACTGAGCATCAGTGTTGTTGATCATAGCCATGGCGTCAGAGAAGTTGTCGGCGCAAATCCAAGGCATCATGACGATCTTGGTTCCATCCAACACTTCTTCAGTTGGATCTTGGTACCACTTGAACTTGTCATATGAATGTCCGCGGAACAAAACGTCCATGGAATTCACTTCGTTCGTGTTTTTGTAGAAGGTGTCGTGATTGCCTACGATAACACCAACATCAAGGTCACGATCTCTACATGGATCGATGAAGTTCATGCGCATGTTTCGCGCTGTCACATAGTTGATGTACTTGCGACGATCAACAATGTCGCCCAGATGGCGCACATACTTGATGTCATGTTCATCGATGTAAGGGAAGAACACTTCACGATAGAACTTGGCCTGATGCGCCGCGATGATTTGATTATCATCACGAACGCCCCAGTGAGTGTCTGTAATCAGCGCAACCTTAGCCATCGAGATTGTCCGGTTCTGGAATGACTTCCAGCTCAGCATCCAACTCCGGATCTTCTACTGTCGGCTCGATGAACTTCTCAACACCGCGCTTTTTCTTTTCGCGCTTGGCTTTCGCCGTCTTTTCCTTTGCTTCGAAGTTCTTGATGAACTCCTGCATAAATTCATTTTCAGGATTGACTTCAATGCCGAAGTCTTCGCTTACGTCATGGTCAGAAATTTCTGCCAGACCTTCCTGAATCATGTTCTGCTTCACTTTGTATTTCGTGTACGTGTGTACCTTCTCGCGGTGAATTCTCCGCAAGAAAGCAAAGTAGACGATTTGGGTGAAGTAAGAAAAGGGCTTGCCTTTCTCAGGATCGAAGTTGTATGCATAGAGCAGGCAGTTCTCGATCCCATCAGAGATCATTTCCTCGATGTACCAATATTTGTTGAGGAAGTTCTTGTGGCGAGCTAAACGCTGCGCGATCTGGAGAATACACTTGCCTGCATATTCCGGGAGACGGGGTTCCGGAAGACCATTTGATTTCGTATGGTCATACTTCGTTTTGTACTCAACCATCGCAGCCATGAACTTCTCTGGATCGATGTAATAGTTGGACGGTAGAGTTGGTGAAATCGGGTCTTTAACCCGAGATGAATCTGACATCAAATACCCTGTTCCACGAATTTCCAGCGAATCATAAGTGTTTTCAGGTACCAAAGTCAACGTCAAACTAACAGTCATCAGTAATCTTGACTTTGGCTCAATCGCTCGCTATAATCACCAAGTGTCGCGGTGAGTGAAGTAATGCCAACAGTTAGTTGATAAGCTTCGACGGAGGAACTAAGGACGACAAATCCGAAGGAGAATCGTCCAAAGACTCAGCTGATGGATCCTTGGCATATGACAACATAGAATCCTCAAGCTGATTGAAAGCCTTCACCGGGAGGTTCTTCCTCCATTCGATGTAGTAACGAATCAGCTTCTGCTTTGGTGTAGCAACAGCATAGATGTTGTTCTTATGGAACACTACCTCATCGTCTTCTGCAAAGTGCATGAATTTCGATGCATTGACGTAGACGTCTCCATCACCAGCGTCTTGGAAACTGAAGACCAAAGGAGACTTGACCTTCAGTTCGATCTGGCTTTCACTAAGAACCTCAGCAATGATAAAAGGAGAACCACCAGCCAACTTGAACAACAAGTACAACGGCTCGTGTGTTTCTTCCATTATATCTCCTTGGTAACGACTTTGTGATCAAAGTTCTCAGAATTGTAGATTCGGAAGCGTTCACCGAAGTGCTTTAGTGTGTAGTTCAGCTTCGACTTCCAGGAGAAATCGTCTGCGATATCATACCAAGTCGCGCTATCCTTTTCTGTTCCGATACGAAGAATACGACCGATCGACTGCAACAGTCGAATGATGGACTTCGTAGGTGACGCTGCAATGGCGTTATGAAGGCGCTTGATAGAGATACCTGTTGAGAACACACCATACGATGCTACGATGATGGCGTCGTTCTCAGTTTCAACGATCCTTCTTACATATTCGCGCTGGTCGGCATCTGTACCGCCAGAAACAAAGAACACCTTTCTCTGATCATGAGCAAGCGTTTTGATTTTCTCAAATAGAGGTTTGCCATGCTTGTCGACGTACTGGAAGAGAACCAGAGTGTTACCAGTTCGCGTCAATGCTAGCTTCGCAACGAAGTCCAAGCGACGCTGGTGTCGCACCAAGAAGTCTACTTCCTCCTGATACGACATTTTCGAGACGAGCTTCTTCTCTTCATCTGTGTACTTCAGAACAATGCATTGCACCTGGAGCTGAGCAACCTGCTTGTTCTTCATCAGGTTCGCAGTCTTCTCGATCTGAATCACTGGACCGAATAGACCTTCAAGCACAAGTTTGTTGACAGTTGAGCCATCAAGCGTTCCTGTCAGACCAAGCTTCATTGGACAGTTCTTCAACTTCTCCATGATCTTGGTCAGAGACTTCGCCTTCCACGTATGAGCTTCGTCTCCGAAGACCGTGGTAAACTGAGCGAACCATGCAGGAGGCAGATCCACGATTGACTGCCAAGTTGTGATCGTGATAGGAGCTTCAATGATTTTCGACTTACCACCCATGATCTTCTGGATCATTTCTTCTGGGCAACCGTAGTCAACGAAGTCGGCTGCCATCTGATTCACCAAACCAATGCTTGGTACGATGATGACAACCTTATCCTGCTTCTCCACGATGAGTCGCCACATAGAAATCATGTAAATCATGAGCGATTTTCCGGAAGAAGTTGGGCTCAGAAACACATGACGACGCGTTCTTATTGCGTGAAGTAGAGCTTTTAGCTGATAATCTCTCGGTTTATGAGGCAAATCCAGCTTCTTCACGAAACTGATGAATTCGTTCTCGGAAACCTGCGTTGTCAGCTGAATATCATCACTGACAGCCACTGAATAATCGCGCTCGCGTGCGAACTGCAAAATGTGTGATAGCAGTCCACGATAGATGATGCCAGTGTTCAGGTTGAACAAACGCATCTTGCCATCCCAGTAACGAGACTTGTAGGATGGCATGAATTTGGCGCCAGGAACAGTGAACGTGAAGAACTCGCTTAGTTCGTAAGCAAGTCCAGGTTCACAGACAACTTGAATGTGTACATCGTTTAGAGCACGAATAGTCAGATCTGTCATTATGTCTTCATCTTATCCAATTCCCTGCTGGAACTTCATGAAATTGATCGCATTCGCAATTTGATACGAGCGATTATGAATCATCTTGAGGATGTTGTCCAGTGCCTCCAGCTTTTCGCGCTGATAAGCAACTTTCAGGGTCATGCTAATACAGTCCTTGTCTGCCTTCAACGTGTCGTCCACGTTCGATTTGACGTGGCGTTTCAGTTGCGGTTCCCAACCAAGGGTCTTCAGTTCATCAGAAGAAAGCTCACCAAGGAGCCATAGCTTCTTGTTGTTGTAAAGGATGTCTGCGTCCGATTCCATCTTCCTGAGAAGCATGCGTTCGGTACTCAACATCCTACAGTACTTATGGTGCAATTTAGGGATGCCTAGAGCAGCAGAATCTAGATCGAGTTTTGAAACAGTGGAATCGATGCTCCACTGTTCGAAGATTTCATCAAGAGTCATAGCGAAATTATTCAGATGCCTGAAGTGGGTTGACTACCGTGAACAGTTTGTATTTGAAAGAGACCGTGCAGTTGACGAAGTTGACGTCAGTTGCGGTCGAATCAAGATCGATTGGCGACAGATCAGAAGGGATCATGTCTTCAAAATTGAAATAAACGTTCGGGTTCTTGGCATTGGAGAGGATGACTAGCTGGCCATCAGAATAGAGACCCTCGCCAATAGAGTTCTTTGCGATCAAGCGCCCACGCTGATCGAAGTCATGTGGTTTACCAATTCCGACCATCCAGTTGTACAACTCCATCCAGTTCTGCATGTCTTCATCCACCTTGAAGGTGATCTGAAGCTCACCATATTGGAGGTGATCGCCTGGAGGATGCAGAGTCGCAAACGGTGTCTTGAATTCTGGATGGTTGATCGACAATCCAGGAAGCATCGCCTTAGTGACGAAGAAATTCGTCGTTGGAAGCTTCTTCACGGTAAACTGGAAGCCGAGTTGAGAAAGGAAGCTCTGGTTGGGCGAGATTTGCGCGCCGCCAAGAGCTTCCTTGTCGCAATCAGGTGCGGTGTTGGCAGACATGGGAATCTCCGAATGGGTTCCCATGTAGATAGGCGTTAGAGAATACCTGCCTCGTGCAACACCAGGATCTCAAACTTGACGTCAGAAACTGCATCATGTTGCTTGTAGCCAGGGATCTGAGCACGTAGTTCTTCAGTGTTGTCGGGATAGCCATTCAACTTGCTGGACATGCCGAGGACATCTACAACTGTGCGGATGTCACGGACCTTTCCCCAACTGAACGGAAGCTGAGCATGGATCCAACCACAGTCCATGAACAAGCTGGTGAGCCAATCGGCGTCTTTCGAACCACGTTGCCACACGAAGTCCTTGCGCTTGTCGTATTTGTTGGCTTTCAACCAGTCTTCGAAATCTTGGAGCGCGAACTCAGCTTCGATGTCATTCACCGAAGGAATGAAAGATTGCTTTTGCACATCCACGTGCTGTTCCTTCCACCACTTGATGGTTTCAGGATCAACTTTCCTACCGTGCTCATGTTGAAGCTTGGCATTCAGTTTGTAGTTCCTGATTTGAAGGTTCTCGAACAACGAATCCTTGTTGTCCGTGTTATGGAGCGCTGCAGTGATTTGAAGAATGACTGCGTCTTGATGCGTGGAAAGGGTTTCGCAGTCGATGATCAAATGATTCATGATGTTCCTTGCTTAGGTTGAAAAGTGTTCGCGTCTCTATCACTCAACGCGACACTGCTGAATTATACCGAATGGTGATACCAAAGACACCATCAACTACCAAACGTGTAACCGAACCTTTCTATGACTGCCTTGTCCAATTCTGCAACTGTATCAATAGTTGCTTTCTTCTTGTAGTAATCAGCATAGCTGGCAAATTGCTTTGTTGATGTGTTGGAACGCAAGTCAGTTAGTTCTACACCGATCCTTTTGGAAATCAAAGGAAGAAAGGTAGCACGATCTTCAAATTGAAACACCGTGTCCACTCCATTGATCCAACGAAGCTGTGGATGCTCAGAAGGATTGGCATTGATGAATTTGTTCTTCACCAAATACACCCATTCATCGAATGAGTACAACGCAGCGCCTCCAGGATTGGAATTCGATTTTGGCTTCGGTGCATGCGGGCTGTAGTACAGATGCTCGTACAAACTCACGTAGCGATCCCAGGGATTCCGAACAAACGCGAACTTCCAGTATTCAGACCAAGTTTCTTGGAACAGAAACTGTTTCGCTGCTTCAGTCGATACATGTTGGAATGGATTTAGCGATTGTTCGACGTCCAACATTCTCGAAATCGAGTTGCCACCTGTTCGCGGATTATGGAAGAACACGCACTTTGATTTCTGTAGCACGATCATCAGAAAGTGTATCCAAATTTCTCAATGGTTTCATGTTCCAATCTAGCAATCATGTCAATTGTAGATTTGGACGTGTAGTATGATTGGTATGCTGAATGTTGAGTTGTGTTGATTCGATCAAGAGGTTTCAACATAGGCATATGCTGTTTGATTTCCTCAATCGCCGAATCCATTTCTTCCATCTTGAACACCACATCAGCTTC